GACCCATATAGAACATGGCGTAGTGCATTCCGTGAATGTGTTAAGTTAGCAAGTTCTGTAAACCCTAACCAAAAACAAGATGAAACAGATGCAAGATTAGAAGCATGGTGTACAATTGATAACGGTGGACGTTTTGGACGTTATTGTATTAAAGGTGCATTAGAAGGTAAAGCATACGGTATAGAACATAAAGATAACCCAGAAGAATTAAATAAAATTAATGATTATGAATGGTTACGTGAACAGTTTGTTGCTAGTATGAAAAAGAGAATAACTGAATAAATTATTTTTTCTTTATTTGCTGTGCGTGTACAGTTTTAAGTTTTTTAACAAACTGTTTTGAATTAAATTGTATTTTTGCACCAGGGTGTAATGGTCTAGGCCAATTTCCTATTTTAACCCAACAGTAGCCATCGCTTTCGTTATTAAGTACAGGAATAAATTCATCATCTACAGTAACAACGAAGCTATTATATATAAATTTTTTATTAGGGCTAGTAAACTTGTTTATAGGAATAACTTTATCAATAGCAGGTACTAATCCTATTTCTTCTTCCATTTCTCTATATAAAGTTTCACTAGGTCGTTCATTTCCTTCAGCCTTCCCACCAAAAAATCCCCACGTTCTAGGATGATTAACAGCGCCACTTCTTTGCTGTAGCATTACTCTGCCAGTGTCTATGCTTAAAAAAATGCAACCGCTCGCTACTATCATATTAAAAATTAGAGATATATTCGCCAGTAACCTGAATTATATATGCCTTCATAACTGTTAATCCATTCTTTGCTATTCCATTCAAGTTGGTCATCGGATGAAACATTTGTTACGTATTGTGTATCACTTATTGTAGAGCTATCAAAACTAACAGTCCAAGTTGAACCGTTGTATTCTATAATATCATTTTTGTTAGCAACTACGCTAGTCCATAAAGCATTTATAGGAGCATTGTTTAATATAATATAACGTTGTCCTGTAACTGCGGCTGGAACACTTCCATCACCTGGATAATTTTTAGCAGGATCTACAACAGCATCTATAGCCTGTAGTGTATTTGTTGGTAATGTTGAATTGTCTATTGTAACTTTAAGAAGGTTAGGATCAGATGGGTGTTCTTCTAGTCTTCCAATTATATCGTTTGAATCATCATCTATATCACTACCTTTTCTAAGTCTTAATTGACTTATTCCATTTCTTAATACACCAAATGGTAATAATACTTTATCCCATTCTAATACTACTCCATCGTCGCCTAGATTTGTTCCCTTGTCATTTAGTATTTGTAAATTACCATTTAGATATTTTGCTTTTTTATCTTTGTATGTTACAACAGTATATTTTAATGTTGATGTATCAAATGTTTTATTTTCTTTAAAGTTTTCTAAGTCAACATCATCTAAACTATATAATTCACTAATAATAGTATGAATAAGTTTTTGCTGTTTTAATTTTGCAGGAGGAGTAATATACACTGGAATATTAAAAGTTAATGTGGCTACATCAATAATATCATCAATGCTTGATCCTACACTTCTAGTACTCCATGATGTATTTGTTAATTCTACATGACTTAAAGCAGTCCAATCAACTGGACTGTTGTTAGTTCTAATATCTAATGTTGGATTAAACAATACTAAGATTTGTTCCATTAATTGTAACTTTTGATCTGTATTTGATGTCCAAATATCACAGTTCATTACTAGCATATAAGGAACAGGTGCGTATCTTTCAACAGTATATTGATTGCCTAGTTCGTTAGTATATTTTCCAGTAGCTTCATCATATTTCTTTTCATTGACTTGTACTTTATCAACATGATCTTGATATGTTCGTCTTTCAGCAAACATATCTAATGATGTTACATAACAACTTATAAACGGAACAGTATTAACAATGTTCTCACTGTTCTCTCTTGTTATGTGTGCCGCCATACGATTAATGTCACCATAACGTACAGGTACTTGTTGGTATATAGGAAGATCATTTTCGTTCTTACCCATTTGTACACTAAATCCACTAAACAGTCTTATAAACTGTTGAATGTATCTTCTAATTTGTTTATCGTAAAAATATTGTTGTGCCATTATTCAAAATCACTTTTTGGTTTAATAACTTTAGATAGAGGTTGTTTTTCTGGAACTTCTTTATTGTCAATGATTGTTGTAGCATCATTGTTAATAAATTGACTAGCATTATATGTTGTATCACTCCAAGTTTGATCAGTAATATTATCATATAGTCTATGCCATTTACTTCCACGTCTTACAAATAATCTATTAGGAGTAAAATCCGTTCTTACAAAATACTCACCTTCGTTTGGTTGTGTAGGAAACTGATCACCTTGTTGTAATACTTCACCGTGTTCATATGTTTTGCTAGTATCTTCTTGACCAAATAAATGATCTGCTAACGGTAAATTATTTGGATTAGCTTCTTCTGCACTTCTTACAATAGCATTACTAATATTAAGTTCTGTTTTATAAGAACTAAGATCGTTTTTAAGACTATCTGGATCACTAGCAGTACCAAGTATATCTGCGTATTCTTGTGTATCTGTTAATGGTGCTACTTTAACACGCCAAATATGTGGATACCATGTTTGGGAGAAACCTTCACTTCCCCTAGCGGCATCTTGCACTACATAAAACTTATTAATAGCTTCTTTGTCATTAGTAAGTAATAACTCATCACGTAAATGTGGTAATTCTATTACATCACCGGGCATAAGTCTACGACCTAATCGTTCTACCATATCGTTAATATGAAAACTAATAAACAATGTATCGTTTGTTAAAAACAAACCAAATTGTGTTAAATCAAAGTCGTTATCACTTACATTATATACACCACGTAAATCAAAAATATCTGGATCGTATTTACGATCTCTATTTTCCATAAACAATAGATCTTGTATATTAGTTTCATCAATTAATCCTTCTGGATTAATTTCTTCACCAGTTATGTTGTCTATTTCTAAACCACTGCCATAGTTTGGTTCACTTGCATCTGTATTTTTTGATTGTGGTAGAGGTCCTAGGTACTTATGTACATGAACACCTGTGCCGCCTATATCAAATTGTTCACGGATAGCTCTATCCATAAATGTATAGTCGTTACTTTTATAACCTTTATATAAACTTAGTCTTGGCATGTGGTTTTCCTTGTTATATTGTATTTATCCTTCTTTATCATTATATATTCTTATATAGGCTAAATAGTTATGTATGCAGATAACTTTAGTTTAGTAACAGTACAGAAGTTGTCGCTGCATTTTATAAGGAGACAACATTATGTTTGATTTTTTCAAATCTAAAAAATGGGCCATTTGGGCCTATCTTGGCTCAGCAACAATTTTAACTTCTCTTTGGCTTTCGGTGCAAATAGATGTTCAAATTAACCATTGGTTTGGTGGATTCTACGACATGATTCAAAAAGCATTGGGAACACCTAATGCTATCACAGCAGGTGAATATTGGGGTAGTTTAGCCAGTTTTGGTAAATTAGCGGCCTTGTGGATTGTTCTCGGACTTGCTACCAGCTTTTTAACAGCACACTTTTTATTCCGTTGGAGAGCTAGTATGGTCGAATGGTATCATAGTGTATACGATAAAGCACGTACCATTGAAGGTGCGGCTCAACGGGTACAAGAAGATACAATTAAATTCAGCAGAATTATGGAAGGACTTGGTACTGCTCTGATTGAGAGTATTATGGTATTGATAGAATTTTTCCCATTATTAGTGGGATTATCTATTGGTATTCCTATTCTATGGTTTGGCGATTGGGAGTATGGATTAATAGCTGGCGCTCTTTTATGGGCAGTTGGTGGTACTATACTAATGATTGTATTAGCATGGGTATTAAGACTTGTAGGCATTGAATATGACCTACAGAAGAAGGAAGCGGCTTATCGAAAAGTTCTAGTTATTGCAGAAGATGACGGAACTATGAGACCGAAGACTTTAGAAGAGCTATTTGACGGTGTAAGAAAGATTCACTATAAGAGTTATTTGAGATATTTGTATTTTAACATAGGACGCCTAGCATACTTGCAGGCTAACGTGTTAGCAGGATACATCTTCTTAGCACCTGCAATTATTGCAGGAGTTATGACACTTGGTGTAATGCAACAGATTTTACGTGCATTTGGACGTGTTGAAGGTTCACTTCAATACTTGTTTAAAGCATGGCCAACTATTATTGAATTGGCCAGTGTTTACAAACGTTTACGTGAATTTGAGGCTAAGATAAAAGAGATGTAATAACCAAAAATACCCGATAATTTAACGATTTTCGGGTATTATTTTCAAAAAAAATTAAAAATCCTTGTAAGTCTTTGATTTATAAGGATTTTTTTGTGGCAGAAAAACTTGACAAGTAAGACATCTTACTGTATACTATAGTTATAGTTAATTAAAAATAAGGAGTTAAAAATATGTTTAAAAAAGAGAAATTTAGTTATTTTGGTGGGTATTTAACATATAACCTAGAAAACGGTGAACGTGACATTTTTATTGCACGTTTTAAACATGGTGGACCTTTTACTAAAGCCAAGTTCCTTAAAGAACTTCTTAATAGTCATACTGTAGAAAGTTATACAGCGGCTATGGAAAAAGGTGAATCACCATTAACAATTCTTAAAGACACTAATCCAAGTTGGTATACAACTGTTATGGAAAATTGGAAATCAAAACAAGGAGCATTATAATGAGAAGTAACGAATTAAATAAAACATATAAAATTTACCAAATACAACTTTCAGACGCAGACGTTGATATGATCAACGACAAAGGACATAATAGTGTTCCTCATCATAAAGCAAAGTTAGATATGCAATTTAGTGATAATATGGGTTCACAGGCTAAAGATGCTTTTGATAAAGGTTATTACACACACGTTGCTAATATTAATGCTGATGGACTTGAAGATGTGTTTCATGTTGGAAATATGGGTCCAGAAGAAAACATTGAAAGGTTAACTAAAATGCATAGCCTTAGTGTTGCTGATATTGTAGAAGATCCAAACGGAGTTAAACACGTTGTTGCCAACTCTGGTTTTGCAAAGGTTGACTAAAATCCATTTTCGTTGTAAACTTGTTTTTGATTAAGATTAATTCGCTAAACCAGCGGATTTTTCTTCTAATTGATAACTACAAAGAATACTACGGAGAAATTAATGGCCTTACTTAGAGGTACTAAACGAAAAAAACCCACAAGACCTTCTATGAGGATTCGTGCAAGTGAATTAAAAGATCCTACTTGGGAAGGTGCTAGTGAATTGTCTGGCGAAGAAATGCATCGTAAGTTATCAGGTGCAACTGACTATTATTATAGACATTATAAAGCGGCAATCTTGCATGGATATGCATATGATTGGATGTTAGAAAATGGATATAGTAAATATGATGTAAAATGTGCTAAAGCATCTACAGGGTCTTCTATTAGCTCTACATTAGGATATTATTGTAGAATGCTTACTATGGGATGTCCAGATGTACACGAAGCACATAATAGATATTGGGAGAGCCTTGCTGGTACAATGGGAACTCCAAAGCCTCATACAGAATTTATTAACAAGAATATTAAAGCCGCAATTGAAGATGGCAAAGTTCATGTAGAAAAAGCAGAAGCACTTGCAAAACAATTAGCAAAAAATAAAGAAAACAATCGCAAGCCTACTATTCAAGAATTACTACATCGTGCCGCATATCAAATGACTGATGGTATTGAATGTTGGCTTGAAGATTGGATTGATAATGGGTATACTCCTAAAACAGTTAAAGACTTTAATCCAGTTAGTATTCTTAGACAAGCAGGAGTAAAACAAGCACATTCGCGTATTATTCGTAACTTATATATAGATAATGTAAATGAATTTGTAGAACTTCTTACAAAAGTATCTAAAGAAGATAAAAATGATTGGCGTTTACAGTTAGAAGAAGGATACAGTCATATGACTCCTGTTCAACATAAAGCATGTCTAGAAGTATATAGAAAAATAGTAGATGCGTGTGATATACTTGCGGCAGAAAGTAAAGCAAATCGTAAGCCACGTAAAGTACGAATTAGGAGCCCAGAAGCCCTTGTTAAGACGCTCAAATTTAAGCAAACAGACACCTATTATGGTTTGGCTAGCATCTTACCTGCCGACATAATTTACGCCCGTATACTGGTGGTTTTTAACACTAAAAACCGCAAGATTGGACTGTATTATGCTCGTAATGTAGACCCAATGGGATTAAAACGTGAAGGTAGTGGACTTAGTGTAAAAGGAACTACAATAAAAGGGTTTGATCCTGAAAAGAGTTTACAACGAACAATACGTAAACCAGATGAATTTTTACCTCAAATTAAAAAAGCCACTCGATCTAAAACAGAAAAGTTGTTTCAATCGTTAAAAACAACCGAAACTAAACTAAATGGACGTGTCAACGGAGAGACTATTCTATTAGCCGCCTTTAATAAGTGATACTGTGATAAATACATAGTAGGAGAATTAAAATAATGGCCGCAGTAAATAAACTTCAAAAAGAAATAGAACTTCGTTTAGGCGGAGGAATGATCGATGTAGAACTCGATCCAGAGCATTACGAACTTGCCGCTGATAAAGCACTTCAAAAATATCGTCAACGAGCTGAGAACGCTGTAGAAGAAAGTTTCGTTATTCTAGAAATAATAGAAGACCAAAATGAATATACATTACCTGAAGAGGTAATAGAAGTAAGAGACATATACAGACGTACAACAGGTGTAAGCAGTGGAACAGGAAACGATATAGAACCATTCCAGGCCGCATATCTTAATACATACCTTTTAGGTAGTACTAGAGCTGGTGGACTATCTGCTTTTGATTTCTTACAGCAAAACAGAGAAACAATGGGCAGGCTATTTGGTGCTGAACTTATGTTTACTTGGCGTCCACAAGATAAAAAATTAATCCTACAAAGAAAAATTAAATCAGATGACAATGCTGTTTTGCATTGTTATAACTATAGACCAACAGAGAGTTTACTAGAAGACACATATGCAGGTCCTTGGATAAAGGATTATGCATTTGCACATGCTAAATTAATGCTATCAGAAGCACGTGGTAAGTTTACACAGATTGCAGGACCACAAGGTGGTACTACAATGAACGCAGACCAACTACGTCAAGATGCTATGACAGAAATCGATAAACTAGAACTTGAGTTAACATTATACAATGATGGTAGCACAGGACTTAGTTTTGTAATCGGATAAGATGTACCCAAATACAATTCACTCATTTTCTAACACCTATTGTCAAAATTGTGGCGCAGATTCTCACTGCGGTAATCCTCGTTATGTTACAGAACAAGACTATGAAGTTGATGGCGGTGAATATAGAGAAATAAAAGTTTGTGATCATTGTAGATGTAAACAATGTACACCAGAAACATCAGCTAAACCTAAAACTTATAATCTTAAGTTTAAAAAAATTAATGCTGAAGGCTTTAAGGAACCAAAAAAGGAAGTTACTTGGGAACAATTATTGCTACATATGCAGAATCTAAGTAAAAGATAAATAGGTATAACAGGAGATATAAATGATTATAACAATTACAGGCGAACAAGAGTTTATTAAAACTGGTGGAACTACAGTAAGCAATGCTAAAAGAGTTTACATATCTTGGGTAAAGTATGAAATAAGTCCAGAGAGTAAGTATGTTGAACATAAGCAACTAACTGATAACTCTAAGCCACATGACGAAGATACAAATCCCTATGTATCAATTGGTAAAA